GGTGAGTGTGAGTCGGCGCCCTCCTTAGCCGGTCCTGTTCCGGCGTAGTGTGATCTGAGAGACGCCCTTGTTGTCCGACCAGTAGTCGACGATGTACTCCCGGCCGTCGATGTTGATCAGCGAGCCTGGCGTCTTCTTCTTGGGGAGTTCTGCCGTCCTGCCGAAGATCAGCAGGTCAGACCCGGCGATGCCGAGGTTCTGGCCGGCCTGGAGCTTCTCCAGGTGGTCGTTGTCGATCACGATGGAGATCTCCACGCCTTCGACGGTGTGCTTCTCAGCGAAGTCCTCGAGCTCGAAGAAGACGTTCTCGTTGTCCAGGGCAATCGTATCGCGCAGGCTCATTACTCAGGCAGAGCCGCAGAGATCTCGGGCGGCTGCTCGTCGTCCTGATCGGTAGCTTTCGCTGCTTCGATCAGAGCGATCACCTCGGCCTTGCTCTTGGCCTTGCTCGCGTCTACGCCATACGCAGCGGCGACCTCCTTGAGCTCCGCGAGCTTCATGCTCTCGGAGTAGGCGGGCTGGGTCTCGGTGATCTCGCCGTCCTCGTCCTTCTCCGGATCCGGCTGCACGGGCTCCTCGGTGGGAGTCTCGACGGGGGGGTTGCCGACGATCCTGGCGACGCGCAGCTTGACGAGGCGGGCGGCCTCGTCGTCGCTGACGGCAAAGGGAGGATCGTCCGAAGTCTTCCGGATTACGGTGTAGCCGTTCACGCGGAGCCCATAGGTCCCGCTGATGATCTGGATCTTCATGATGCTTTCGCTCCTTTCTTACGACCGGATCAGGTGTTGGACACGACGCTCGCAGCGTAGCGCCAGGGCGCCTTGTTCTTGGGCGCGGTGACGACGCGGGAGGCGAGGCGCAGCTTGCGGATGTCCTTCTCCTGGTCGACGATCAGCTTCGGGATCCGCTGGCCCACAAAGGTCTCCAGCTCGTCGGAGCCGTAGGGGATCTGGGTGATGCCGCCATAGAAACGCTTGCCGCAGCCAGGCGCGGTGACGAGGGCGGACGTCGCGGGGAAGAAGCTCGCCATGTTGCCGTCGTCGCCCTTGTAGCGCTGCTTCGGGACGAAGATGTTCAGCATGTAGCCGTTGAAGTCCAGGGCGCCGACGTGGGTGACGCCGGGGGCCACGATCCGGGACTCGAGGTCGCCGATGTACTCGTGGCGCTTGTCGAGGAGGTTCTGCAGGTCGGTGAACTGCTTGACAGTCGCCCAGGCGGTGGAGCCCAGGATCAGATCAGCTGCGGGAAGATCGGACTCCGCCAGCTCGTCGCACATGGCCTCGACGTCCGCCTGCATGGCGGCGAAAGTGCTCCACACGCCGGAGACGGTGTAGATGCCGGGGTTGGATTTGTTGGTGTCGTAGAAGTAGATCGGCAGGCTGCGGCCGGTGGTCGCTGCGTCGATGTACTCCTGGATGGTGACGCCGTTGTTGATCATGGTCTGAGCGGCCATCCACTCTTCACGGCGGACGATCCGCCGGGTGAGGTCGCTCAGGTCGCGGACCTGCAGACGGCGGGCACGCTCGGCGGCCGTGCTGTTCGCGTAGATCGCCTCGCCGAAGCCGCGCTTCGTCAGGTCGTCGATGGTGAGGACCCGGGACGGCGCGATCATGGGCGCGGTGAACTCGTGCACTTCATAGCCTGCGCGCTCGACGGGAATGTCGCCGGCGCGAGGATCTACGAAGGGCGCCATTTTGCGGTCGCCGTCCATGTACTCGACCAGCACCTTCTCGGTGCTGAACTCCTCGGTCTCGCTGAAGTAGCGGTCCCGGAAGAAGGTGGTCTCGGGAACGATTTCCTCGACCATGCCGGCCATGTAGTAGGTGTCGAAGAAGTTGATGTTGTTAGCCATTTCCTTTGTCCTCCTTATCGTGCGGCGGACGCGGTTTCCAGGAAGATCCCGCGCTGGCGCAGGGCGTCCTTATCCGCCTCGGTGATGGTGTAGCCCGTCTTGGCGACGAGCTTGTTCGGGTTGAAGCAGCCCATGTCGTAGACCGCTACGTTGACGTCGGCAGCGGTGCCGACCTCAACGTCGTCCGCCAGGATGTAGCAGGGGGTGAGAGTCTCGTTGCTGGCTGCGGAGTTGCCGAGGACGACGCACTTGCTGTCGCCGGCGCTGCCGAAGCTCTTAGCGAGGACGGTGCCGCGGACCAGGGTCTCGGCAGCGGCCAGCTTACGGATGGTGGCGCCAGTGACCTTCGCCTGGGGAGTCAGCCCGGAGATCAGGCCGTCGAACTCCATGGTGTCGACCTTCTTGCTGAGATAGCGTGCCATAGTTTAGCCCTCCTTCTTGTTCATGGCTGCCTTGGCGTCAGCGCGGCCCTGGGCCATGCGCTGTTCCTTGGTCAGCGGCTTATCTTCGTCGCCCTTGGAGGCGGCTGCCTGGACCTGCTGGGCGCCGGATGCCGCATTGTCGGCGGCGGACGCCTGCAGGAAGCTCGTGCCGAGCTGCGCGTGCTTCTTCATGGCACGGAACGCGAGCTGCTCGGCGGTGCAGGCGGTCTTGCCGTATTTGGCCTCCTGCACCATTTCGGCGTCACCGACGGACGCCGCGATCTCGTCGATCGCCTGCAATCTTGCCCGTTCGTTGGTGACGGCGTCGGACACGGCAGCGGCCTCGATCTGTTCGACCAGCTGCGGCTCCGCCGCTCTGAGTTCTGCGGTGGTGTTGAACATTGTCTTTGTTCCTCCTTCTGTTTGTGCTCCGGCGTTGCCGGGCGATTTAATTTCTGCAGCCTTGGCCGCTGCGGAAACACTGGGGATGTGCAGGCCGTCCGGGATGTGGAGACCCTTGACGTCATGACGCACGCCGGCGACCATGAGGACGTCCTTGCCGATCATCTTCATGTCGGGGCCGGCACCGGTGAGGAGCTCGTCAGCGAAGCCGTTCTCGATGGCCTGCTTGCCGGTCATCCACGTTTCCTTGTGCATCATGGCCTTCAGCTTGTCGATCTCGGTGCCGGTCTTCGCTGCGTAGACCTCCGCAGCCGCGTCGATGCCTGCGTTCAGCATTTTGATGATCTGCTTGAGGTCGTCGATGTTGCAGTAGTCGACGACGGTGCAGGCGGGCTCGTGGATCATGACCAGGCTGCCCGGGTAGACCTGGACGGTGTCGCCGGCGCACATGATCACGGACGCGGCGCTTGCGGCGATGCCCTCCACGACGACGTCCACATGGGCGCCGAGGGCCTTGATGGCGTTGTGGATGGCGATGCCGGTGTATAGATCGCCGCCACAGCTGTTCAGCTTGACGGTGACCTTGCTCTTGCCGCGGACGGTTTCGAGATCCTGCATGAAGCCCTCCGGCGTGATAAACAGGCCGGGCTCAGGCTCTCCGGTCCACCAGTCGACGGGCTGCTGGGAAACGACGTCACCATAGAGGACGATCTCGCCCTCCTCCTCGGAGACGCTCGCGATGTTCCAGCACCTCGCAGCGCCGGAGCTGGGGTTAGGTCCTGCCAGAATTGTCGGGCGGATCTTCTTCATCTTCCTGTTCCTCCTTCTCAGGTTGTTCGGGCGACGGGCTCTGTGGCTCCTGGGTGAGCCCTGCGTCCTTCTTGAGCTGCGCCTCGATGGCGAGCTGGATGATGTTGTCTTGCCACGAGCCGCCGTTCAGGCGGATCGTCGACTGCTCGTGAGTACTGAAGCCGTGCTCGATGGCCTTCGCTTCCGCCTCGATCTCCTTCGTCGGATCGAGCATACCCTGAGACGGACCGATCCACTCGCTGCCGATGTAGGCCCGCCGGATCCGCGGATCCGAGAAGAAGCCAGGGGCAGAGATCCTGCCGCGGGCGATTGCCTCACTCAGCCAGATCTCATAGACCGGTCTGCAGAAGTCCTCGACAAACCATCGGCGGCGCATTTGGAAAGCCTTCCAGGCCTCCAGGAGCGCGGCACGGCTGGCCGAGTAGCTGGCGTTGAACGCCTTGAGCAGCAGGTCCTTCGGGATCTCCAGGGCGGCGCCGATCTGCGTCGAGACACTCGTGACGAAGGCGTCGAAGCCGCCGGCCGGTCGCTTTGGATCCGCGAAGACGATGTCCTCGCCGGGCTCCATGTAGTTGATCATGCCGGCGCCCAGCTCGTACTCGTTCTGGCTCGTCGTGGTCTCCTGCTGATTGATCGGAGTGTCACCCACGTTCCCCCAGCCGACCTCGTTGAACGGGTTGTCAGCCGGCGAGGCCGTGGTCTTTACGAAGCCGGTGAAGCAGGCCTCGATCGCAGCGGCGGAGAGTTCTGCGTCGGTGTATCTCCGGAGCTGCAGCAGCGGCTCGATCACGGGTGCGAGGTAGGAGACGCCGCGGTACTGGTCCGCACGTTCGCTCTCCATAAGCTGCAGAATGTTCGGCAGACCTGTCCGCTCACCGTATGCCTCGACGCGGACAAACTGCTCGGCCTCCGGAGCGAGGACTTCGGAGGGGTAGGTGTTCGCGACGTAGTAGGCTACGATTGCGCCGGACTCGTCGACCTCGACGCCGTCATAGATCCGGTTGCCGTTCTCTGCGATGCCGTCGGTGATCACGGTACCGGTCTTCCCAGGCGTCCGGATCCTGTCTGCCTCGACGATGTGCAGCCGGAGGCTGTAGGGTGCCGTCGGTGTGGGCTTGACCTGCTTGATCACCACGAAGGCGTCGCCGCTTGTCAGCCATGAGACGAAGGCGAGCTGCTGCATCGAGTAGAAGGTGTTGACACCGGTGGCGTCGCAGGTCCGCTTCTGATCGGCCCAGAGCCCGAACTCCTCCTCGGCAATATGCTGCCACGCCTTCGCCTGCTCCGGAGTCATGCCGAGCGTCTCGGCGTCGATCTTCGCCTTCAGCTGCAGGCCCATTCCGATCACGTTTGTCCGGTTCGTAGCGATGGCGGATCTCGCAATTGGCGTGCTCATGTAGAGGATCCGGCCTCTCTGCCGGAGCGTCTGGTTGTTCCAGTCGATGTCCTCACGAGGAGAGCCGCTCGCAGCCCGGAAGCCCTTGAGGGACTTCTTCACCCGGCTCGCGCCGGCTTCGCTGTAGCCCTTTGCCTGCGGTGCCTGGCGCTTCCGGAAGATGCCGAACAGCTGCAGGGGTTTTCTGTTCTTGCTGATGATGCTCACCTCCTGTCAAAAAGAGTGGCGGGCCCGGGGAGGAAAGGAGACACAAGCTC